AAGGTACTGAGGAGTCGGGAGCTCAAGATATGGGTGAACCTTCTTTAGAACCTACATCCGATGAAGTACCTGCCGATTTAGGTGCTGACGGCTCAAGTGAAATATCAGTAGAACCTGAGGTTGGAGAATCAAAAAATCCACACTCAAGATTTTTAGAACAATTATTTTCAGAATCTAAAGTAGATAAAGTATTATCAAAATATTTTGTTATCACTGAAGAGGAAAAGAAAGAAAATGAAAAAAAGAAAATTAACACTTTCATTAAGAAAAAAGTAAATAAAGTTAGTGTTGTTGACGAAATCAAAAGACTTTCCGAAACAATTGAACAAGAATTAACTGCTGAATTCATCTTGAGTGAGAACGAGAATGCTAAATTCATTGGAAAGACAAACATGAAAAATTTGATTTTTGAAAATGAAGGAAAACAAATCAAGGTTTCTCCAAAAGGTGTAATTCTATGAACAAGTTAGTTTTTGTAAATGAGTTGGGACCTAATTTCAGAGGAGACAATCTTTATGAATTTATATTCTCAACAGAAGATGTAATAGACGGAGATGGTTGGGATTCAAGTCCCGCAGGAGGAAACCCCCAACCACCTCACATTGACATAATATCAAAAGTTGGAGTTTTGAAAAACGATAAAATAAAATTAAACGTAATTCAAAACTCTGACTTTTTTTCGATTTACGACGCAGTTGACAATGTAATCGCATTGGCTTGGGAAGATATCGAAAATGAATATTATGACGATAGCCAAACAAGATTAGTTTTTCATTTTGGTGACACAGAAGAAAAAATAATCGATAAACTATACGAAAGAGATATCGTATTAAAATTTGAAAAAGAATTGACTCATGTCTAATATTGGAACAAAAATAGAAAAACTAATAGCTGATGGATTCAGTTATAACACATTAAGAGGTTTATCAGAAGCTCAAGTAAATTTACTTTATAGTAGATTAGTAAATGAAAAGGTAACCCCTATGCAATCAAAACCAAGTTATAAGATAGATGCAGAAGGTGGGACTCTACCAGCTAACCCTAAAGGTTATATGATTAAAACAAATCCGTCAGACGACACAGCCATTGCAACACCAATGGAAGAAGGGGATGATAAAGGAATTGATTATTCAACAGGATATAACAAGTATGAATTTGGTGGGAATCTTCCTGTTAATTACAATAACCCTGAAGATGACACAACTCCTGATGTTGATGGAAAAAATGATGGTATGCCAACTGAAGGTGAAATGACTGAAAAATTTGAGTCTAAAGCTCAACAAAGACTTTTTTGGGCTAAATGTAATAACACCAAAAGTGAAAAGGCAAAGAAAAAATGGTGTAAGTGGGCTAAAGAATATTCAGACGATACAAACTTTAAAAAACTTCCTGAGAAGAAAAAAGAGAACAAATTAGAAGAGGGCTTGACAAAGTTAATTGAAAAGTATATACCTGAGTCAATATCAAAGAAAGAACTCATGAGTCTTATCGAATCGTCAACAAGAACCAAAGAGGCACCTACTAAGACGCCAACTAAAACACCAACTAAAAAACCTGGTAATCCTTTTAGAATTAAACCTCATCAAAAACCAAGTCCTAAAGCTGAACTTGATGAAGATAAAAAGAAAGTTGAAGACATTGAGGTATTCTATAATAAACCGATGAAGAATACAAATTTACCATTTAAAGGTAAATCAGAAGTTAAAGAAGGTGGTGCGGGAGCACCTGCAAAGGCACCTGTAAAAACACCAACAAAAACACCAAGTAAATCACCTGGTAAGAAAAATCCTTTTAAAATTGAGCCAGCACAAAAACCTGGTCCAAAGGCTAAAGGTCCAAAATGGTTAAGTTACAATTCATTCATAAAAGCAGGATTTAATTTAAAATAATGAAAAACAAAAGAAGAATATTTGAAGCTCCAATAGATGAGCCAGAAGGTTTTAGGATGAACCCTGACCTTAAAAGAAGTATAGAAAGAGGTGAAACACCTTACTCTGATAGCCCTTTTTTCCCAAAGAAAAAAGAAGGAGAAAGACAATCTTTTGAGGAAAAAGCAGCAACAAAAAGATTTGCGGATGTAATAAGTAAACTTGAAAGATATTTGGGAGAAAGAGTTCCTAATAATCTTGGAGGACTTCAAATGTTATTAATGGGTCTTTTTAGAGACGTAAAACAATTTGAATCAGGTAAAGAAAGACAATTAGAGAACTTAGCGGTAGAGTTGGCAGAAAATGAACTTTTAGATGAAAAATATAGAGGTTTTATTAAATTTGATGCTAAATTTAAAAATTTAGGTGACGCACCTTCAGCAAATTTTCAGAATGAACCTGAAGAGTTTAGTTCGGAGGATATTGAATTAGCCTTTGAAGATAATGGTGAGGATTTAGATGAGTTTTTGGACGCATTTGAAAACTTTGATTATAAAGTTGCCAAAAGAAGATTTTTTAACGCAATAACACAAGGTTTTGCCAAAAAAGGACATTTCATGTTTGAGTTAGTAAGAGATAGACTCGAAGAAATGGAACCAGGAATTACCGATAAGTATGGTGCCTTAATGGCTTTAAATGATTACTTGTATTGGATGTTACCACCTGAAATGATGGAGGCTATGGCTAGTTCACAACAGAATATTGGCGGTGAAGAAGAAATAGAATTTGAAACTGACGAATCAGGTGAACAAACAGGTAATATGATTGTTAAAGCTAAAGGTGTAATTTTCCCTATAATTGTTCACGAATTGTTGAAAGGTTATATGGACATAATTTTAGCTCCTTCTTTACCTGAAGACCCAATACAGGCTCAAATGGTTAGAGCTAAAGCAGATACACTAGTTAACGAAATATTTGATATTATTGTTGGAGTATATTTGTGGGAAAGATTGATACAATCATTCCCCGCTAAAGTTTTTGATGACGCTGAAAATATGAAAACGGTACAAGGTTTAATTTTCAGAGAAATAATCAAAATACCAAAAAATAGATTTATATCTTTAGCTCAAAGAGTAAATGCTGGGGACCAATCAGCATATGCTGAAATGGAAAGAATTGCTGATGATGTTATGGACCAATTGAACAAACAGGATTTGGAAGAAATATTGGGTAGTTTTGAGGCGTATGATGATGAAGATGATGATTATCCAACAACACCAACATCAGATGATGATGACGAAGATATTGACCTTAGTTTCTTGGGTGATTTAGGTATAGAACCACCTAAGAACTAATTGGTGATATTTATACTTAATGAGTATAACAAGAGAACAAGCTTTAATAGAATATACTAAGTGTATTAAAAGCACACCTTACGCGCTTAGAACATACCTTCAAACCTACGATAACACGGTTTCTAAGTTTGTTCCTTTAGATTTATTTGCCGACCAAATCACGTTAGTTGAGGACTATGAAAATTATGAAGAAAACATAGCTCTTAAGTATAGACAAGCGGGTGTATCTACAGTTACAGCTGCTTGGGTATCAAAAAAAATAGCTTTTTCTAAAAAAGAAAAACCTGAAAAAATTCTTATAATTGCAAACAAACTTGACACGTCTGTAGAATTTGCAAACAAAATAAAACAATTTACTGAGCAGTGGCCAAATTGGATGGGTGTTGAGTTTTCTACCGAGAAAAATGCCGCTCGACACTGGAAACTAACAAATGGTTGTGAGGTAAAGGCTGTTGCAACATCTAATGACGCACTTCGTGGTTATACCCCTACGGTATTAATATTTGATGAGGCGGCCTATATTGAGGCAGGAGACGACTTTTGGGCGGCTTGTATGGCTTCACTTTCAACAGGTGGTAAAGTTATTGTAATTTCAACACCAAATGGATATGATGCAATTTATTATCCAATTTACGACCAGTCTTTAAAGAATATGAATAACTTTAAAATTACTGAAATGTATTGGTGGAGAGACCCAAGGTATACCAAAGATTTACAGTTTATTAAAGTTAAAGACTTAATTCATTACTACCTCAATAGGGATGAATATAAAGATGTTGAAACCGTTTCATTTGAGGGTGTTCCACATTCTGAAAGAAATTTTGATGAATTTAAAAGATTAATGGATGATGGATATAAACCACATTCAGATTGGTTTGAAAAAATGGCCAAAAAACTTAAGTTTGACAGAAGAAAAATTTCACAGGAATTGGAGTGTAATTTTTTAGGTTCAGGTGATAACGTATTTGAAAGCAGAATTATAGAAAAGATTAGAACTGAAATGGTTTGTCAACCACAAACAAAAATGGTTCAAAATCAATTATGGATATGGAAAGAACCTGTTGTTGGTCACAGATACATTATGGGTGTTGACGTTTCAAGAGGGGATTCTGAGGACTATACATCTTTTCAAATTATAGATTTTGATGAAAGAGAACAAGTTGCGGAATATCTTGGTAAAGTTCCACCTGATGTTGCTGCCGAAATTGCATACAAATGGGGTGTTTATTACGATGCGTTTATTGTAATAGATATTACTGGTGGTATGGGTGTTTCAACATCAAGAAAATTACAAGAAATGGGTTATAGAAACTTGTATGTGGATGGTGTAAACTATGCAAATGTGTGGGAATACAACGCAAAAGCTATGGAAAAAATACCAGGTATTAACTTTAACGCTAAAAGAGTTCAAATTATTTCGGCTTTTGAGGAAGCGTTAAGACACGATTTTAAAGTTTATTCTCCAAGATTATTGAGTGAAATGAACACATTTGTTTACATAAACGGTAGACCTGACCACATGAAAGGACATCATGATGATTTAATAATGTCCGCAGCCATGGCATTGTATGTCGGTCAAAATTCATATAACCAATTAGAAAAAGTAACTGAACAAACAAAGGCTTTATTGAATTCTTGGAGTGTGCAAAATAGTGATACTGCCAAGTCTGTAGTTGAATTTAACCCGAATATACCAGTTATGTCGCCATCATCTTATGGCGATAGATTTAATTCAAACCCAACAAAAAGTGATTATGAAAAGTATTTATGGTTATTCGGTAGTGGGAGAAGATAAAATCTTTATTCACACCTTAAAAGAATTATAATTAATAGAAAATGGCTGATAATTTTACTATATGGCAACGACTTACAAGGGTGTTTGGTCCTGATTCAACATTAGGTCAACAACCTCCTGTATACAAATTTGACAAAAAAGAAATTCTCAAAACAGACAACAAAGACGAATTTGAGAAACAAAAACTACAAGCTCAACAAAGTTACTACTTAGGACAACAATGGGCGAAGATTGAAAATAACCTTTACACTCAAGCAATTTACTACGAACCAACAAGATTGGCTTCTTATTATGATTATGAGAGTATGGAATATACTCCTGAGATTTCCGCAGCTCTTGATATATATGCCGAAGAATCTACAACAACAAATGAAGACGGATTCATCCTTCAAATTTATTCTGAATCATCACGTATAAAAGTTGTATTGGCAGATTTATTTAATAATAGATTGGATATTAATACTAACTTACCTATGTGGACAAGAAACACATGTAAGTACGGTGATAATTTTGTATATCTAAAATTGGACCCTGAAAAGGGTGTGGTTGGATGTCAACAATTACCGAACATTGAAATTGAAAGATTAGAGAGAGGTATGAAAGTTAAACCAGCTCACAATACCTCAGAAGATGCTAAGTCTTTGAAATTTGTTTGGAAGGTAAAAGACATGGAATTTAATACATGGGAAGTGGCTCACTTTAGATTATTAGGTGATGACAGAAAACTTCCGTATGGTACTTCTATGTTAGAAAAAGCAAGAAGAGTTTGGAAACAGTTATTACTTTCAGAAGATGCCATGTTGGTTTACAGAACATCAAGAGCGCCTGAAAGAAGAGTATTTAAAATATTTGTTGGTAACATGGACGACAAAGATGTTGAACCATATATCCAAAGAATTGCAAATAAATTTAAAAGAGACCAAGTTGTTGATTCTAAAACAGGTAACGTAGACTTACGTATGAATCAGATGGCGGTTGACCAAGATTTCTTTATTCCTGTTCGTGACCCAGC